AGGCTCTTAAGTACGCTAAGCAACATCTAAAAGAAGCCAGCATGTGGGCCTGTCGTGCAGTATTTCGTCCTGAGGAAAAATACTAATGGCTTCTACTATTACTGGGTTGTTGGACTTCCAAGAAAAGGTTAACAAAATTTGTAGTGAATACTTAAAGTATCTTGAAGAAGACCTTGAAGATTGTAAGGAAGAAGGCGAAGAAGATTATGCTGACCAGCGTAGTCGCCAAATCGAAGAGATGAGGCATTTCGCCAATATAGTATCTAAAGAATCTTGGGCTTTAACTCCATTTTATCAATAAAGTAGTTTACTTCTCCTCTAGTTGTGTTACTATAGACCTGTCAACTAGAGGAGAAATAAAATGACTATCAATTCGGAAGTTTTTATCCGTCGCAATAAACTCCGTCGAATCTTTGAAACGGAGTTTCGTCAAATCAATGCCGGTATAAAAGATGCTGCAGAGTCTCTTGGACTACCAGGCTTTCATATCAAGTATTCTCAACATCTCTTAGATCGTGCCATCCAGAGAGAAATAGATGAGAATTACGTTTTTGAATTATTTCGTAAAGTAAAAAATCACGTTAAAGAAGTTGCAGAATTTTTATCAATGCCTGCACGTCCAGATGTTGACGAAGATTTTGTCGAAGGTGTCGAATATCGCCCAGGCCGTTTAGAAATAACTGATGGAAATCTTTGGTTAGGACTTACAGTTTGTCGCGAAAATCCGGCATTCAAAATGAAGACTCTTCAATGCAGAATGGCTATTATTAACAATAAACGACTACCAGGAAAAGCTTCTAAAGCAGTGATTAAAATCTAGAGGTAAACATGAGAAAAGCACTACTCGCTGGTCTATTTGCTCTTTCATTATCAGCACATAGCTCCGAGCATACTTTTAGTAATGTCCAACTCGATAACTTGAATTATGCTTATCAGTTTGGGGAACAGTTTTCTAAGGATGGAAAATTTAAAACGCATGAAAATATGCATAAGAAAGGACTTGGATACATAATGGCCGCAATACTATGGCAGGAATCATCTGCCGGTATTAATCTTAAAGATAAGAAAGGTCACCATGCGTATGGAATGTTCCAAAACTATCTACCAACAATGAGGGCAAGAATTAACCAGCTTGGTTATAATATGACTGATGCCCAAATTAAGAAAATGCTATCTAAGCGGTCTAATTCAACCAGATGGGCTTATATCGAATTTTCTTATTGGTTAAATATACATAATGGGGATATAAGAAAAGCTATATCCTCATATAACGCGGGATGGAAGACAAGTGCTGGAAGTAAATATGCTTCTGAAGTCCTAGAAAAGGCTAATTACCTTAAATCAAATAAACTACTGGAAATAAAAGAATGACCAAAGTGTTGGCTTTAATAGTTGGCTTGGTTTCATTTAACACTCTTGCTAATACTACATATACTGATGTAACGGAGTATACAAACAGAACGGCGTCTGATTATTGTGGTAAAAGCCAAGAGTGTAAAGTAGATTTTTCACAAAAATTGTTATATGCGTATAAAGACGGAGAAAAAGATGGGGCGTCTAGTAGGTTCAAGGCGTCTACCTTAATTAAAAGATACTATAAAAAATGGCAAATATTAGAATGCTCGGTGGCGGAACCTAAAGATAAGGCAGCATGCAATTCTATGGTGGACCGTCTAGTTGACTCTTATACTAGAGGACTCGCAGCAAGTGATTAAAAACTATATCAAGGGCGATATTGTCGCCCTGTTTTCTAAAGGTAATAATATTGCTCATGGGTGTAATTGTTTTCATACAATGGGCGCTGGCGTAGCAGGACAATTAGCAAAGGCTTATCCAAAAATTCTGGAAGCTGATAAACTTCAAACTGCATATGGAGATGAGTCTAAACTCGGAACTTATTCAGTTTATGAAAAATATTTTAAGACCCATAAAGCTTATTGCTTTAATCTTTATACACAGTTTGAGCCGGGACCTAATTTTGAGTACTCTGCTTTAATGAATTGTATAATAGAATTAAATGAATTCGGAAAGAATAAGATAACAAAGCCTGTAATTTATATGCCAAGAATTGGTGCAGGTATTGGTGGCGGAAACTGGGATATCATTGAAGAAATTCTTGATACATATTCCACTAAACTAGAAATTGTGATTGTTGATTGGGAACCTAAATGAAATTAACTAAAGAAGAGAAAGCTAAATTGTTCGAACTTATCCATGACCTATTGGATGAGCAAGCAGCCACTAATGCGTATGATGAATATGCTCCTTTAACAGATGAAGAATATCAAGCGTTGTTGGAATCATTTGACAGGAAAGAACAAGAACTCATTGACTACGTGAATTCACTATAAGGGACTCTTATGGCTAGTTTAATTTTTACCTATGCCGCTATGAACGCTGGTAAGTCTGCTTCATTACTTACTGCCGCACATAACTATAAAGAACGTGGCATGGGTGTATTAGTTCTTAAACCGGCTATTGATACTCGCGATTCAAAAGGTGAAATAGTCTCTCGTATTGGTATTCGTCAGGACGCCAATATAATTACAAAAGACATGGATATCTTTGAATTCTATAAATGGGCTGCAGCACAAAAGGATATTCACTGCGTATTTGTTGACGAAGCTCAGTTCTTAACTACTGAAAAGGTGTATCAACTTAGTCGTATTGTTGACGTATACAATGTGCCGGTAATGGCATATGGACTACGAACAGATTTTAAAGGTAATCTATTTGAAGGTTCTCAAGCATTAATGGCTATTGCCGATAAGCTTGTTGAACTTAAAGGTGTCTGTCATTGCGGTAAAAAGGCCACAATGGTGGCTAGAGTCACGGAAGACGGACTTCCAATTACAGATGGTAGTCAAATTGAAATTGGTGATACCGATAGATATGTGTCATTATGCCGGAAGCATTGGAATGATTTGACAGGGTTGTTATAAATACTAATATCTAACCAAGAGGTATATATGCAGCAATTAAACGAAAGACAACTTCGTAATCTTACTGTAACCCAATTGGATGAAATCCGAAGAGAATTAGGACATTCTATTTCTCATTTAAACGAGGATATCCGTCAAACTGGTTCTAAAGCTGATTATACACGCAAGCGCAAGCTGGAAAAATACCTCGCAGATGTTAAGGCCGTCCAAAGGCGAAAAATAAATACTGGCCAAAATTAACAGGAGGCCTATATGGCCTTAAGAGCGATAGCTGTCATGGCGATGCTGGGGTTTTTTGCAGCAACAACTCCTATTGTTGGCACTGCATATGTTGACCCATATTTTGACAACTTTATGGAATCAGGGATTAAAAACGTATATACTTTGTTTGAAATTCAAAATGTCGAGAATTCTGAAAAATTCTATAAGTATATGGCAAAGCATTACAAAAATAGTCCCTGTGACGATGCATTTGAATGTCATGAACAAGGCATAAAAACTGCCAGACAATTTGCCGAGTTCATGAAAATAAAATTAGAGCCTACATCTATCTAATTTACTAGCCCCTTCCTTATGGTTGGGGCTTTTTTGTATTTAGCAGTTTACTTCTCCTCAGGTTGTGTTATAGTAGTCTTTACTTACTAGAGGAGAACATTATGACGCGTAAAGAAAAGATTTCAAAGTTAATGTTTTTGATTGAAGAGTACGCTAATGCGGTATCCGATTGGGAAAATGCTCATGGTTGCGAAGATGGAGACATCGACATTAACAGAGCTATGAAAAAGATGGCCGACACCCACACCGAATTGCAAATGTATGTTAACGAGATTATGTGAGGATATTATGCTTTACGATTATACTGGAAAATCTGAAGACGGTGTACTTGAACTTTTACCTGAAAGCGCTGAAGATGATGATATGGTGGTGATGTTTTGTAAAAATGGCCCTGGGGATAAGGGATGGATTTATCTTCGTCAAGAAAATGACCTAATTGTTTTGGACCCTAAACAAGTTGAAGAACTTTATCAACATTTAAAACACAATCGGTAGTTTACATCTTGGTAGGATTATGTTATAGTAGTCCTACCAAAACGAACGGAGAACAAAATGAAACTTTTGCTTATCGCTTATGTTGTAGTACAATACAATTATCCGATGTTTACGTATAACATGGTAAATGGTGTAGTGAATCTTATTGAAACGAGTATGGTAAAATGACCCGCGAACAAGCTAATAAATTGATGGACCTTATCCGTGACTTACGTGAAGCCGATTCAGATTTGAGTGATGTAGCTTATCATGCGGTAAATGATAACGGAGACTTTTATGAAAATCAGGTTGACGCTTGCCAGAATGCTTTGGTGAATTTTGTTGAAACTTTAATTGGTGAATAATATGAAAACCGTAATTGAAACAACTGAGTTGTTTGGCGATTTATGTATCGAAAAACGTGGTTATGCTTACGTTCTGACACAAGAAGATGATGCTGTTACTATTCTTCCTATGGAACTGGACAAGATTTTGAAGCTCAATCCACCGGGCCATGCATCTGTAATTAACATTGACGAAGACCTTCAAGTTCGTTTTTATCACGGTCTTTATAGTGGGGTTAATATCGAAACAGAAGATGAATGCCTTTCTATCAATAATTGGAAAACATTCGTCACTAAGGTGAAAGAATTCATGGAATCTGAAACAGTCAAAAAGGCCAAACTTCAATGGTCTAAATGCCGTAATGCTTTTATTACAAATCTGGTCAACCCTGACTCTACAACGGTCCTGAGCGTTAATCCTTCTTATGAAGACGGCGATGTCGTAGTTATTCGCCAAATTGATGACCTTCGTCAACATATCGTTACATTAGACAAAGATGAAGCAGTTGCTCTTAAAGCTTATCTCGATTCTATTATCCCTACTTTGAAATAAGGAATTATTATGATTATCAATGAAAACTCTTGGCATTTTAAAATTTATGCAGCGTTCAATAGTACATGGAATCGTCCGAAAACGTTGTGTGCTTATTTTTGGAAAACGTTAATCCCGGTATTGGCTGTTTCAATTATTGGATTTGCGATTTTAGCAGCAGTCACAATCATTGGCCAGGAAATTTTAACTAAATTCTTTGTTTTTAGCAGTCTATGGACATTAGTTCCGGCCTCAATTGGTGTAGGCATTTTAATTGTAGCAGTCATGGCTTTTATTGCTACCGGGTTAGTAATTGGTCCGTCTTGGTTGTTAGACAAATATAACGACAGAAAATATTATAAAGAAATTGAGCTCATTGCGCAAAACCAAGAACGAATTAAAAATGGACTTGAGCCTATTGAACGTAAGAAATCATTAATAGGTGAATACCTTAAAGCTCGTAAAGAAAAAGTCTGTCCTACTCTTGAATATAAGGCTAAATGATGAAAACAATTATGAAAGGCTACTTTGGTAGCCACCTTTATGGAACGTCTACTCCTGAATCTGACGTCGATTTTAAAGAAATTTATGTCCCTCATGCTCGTGATATTTTGACCGGTAACGTTAAAGAACACATGAGCAAGAACACGAATAACACATCTTCTAAGAACACAAAAGACGACGTGGACCATGAGTTGTATAGTCTAAAATATTTCTTTAAACTAGCTGCGGATGGTGAAACCGTCGCATTAGATATGCTTCACACTCCACCAAGTCTAGTAGTTAAATCTGATTTGCCTGATGTATGGAAGTATATTCAAGATAACAGGTCTCGTTTCTATACCACTAATATGAAATCTTATTTAGGGTACGTCCGTAAGCAAGCTTCTAAATATGGTGTCAAGGGTTCTCGACTGGCTGTTCTTCGACAAGCCCTTAAACGTTCTAATGAATGGGGACAATACTTTGATAATGGTGCAGTAATTCGTTTATCACATATGAAGAATGTTCTGCCTGTAGGTGAATTTGCTTCATGGGTTGAAACCGAAAACGAGAAAACAGGTAAGCAAACATTCTATAGTCTGTTAGACCGTAAATTCCAAGACACGTTAACCAATAAAGAGTTCAATGCCATCCTGGTTAAACTGGAAGAGAACTATGGTGAACGTGCTCGTAAGGCAGAAGCTAACGAAGGTATTGACTGGAAAGCATTGAGTCATGCATGTCGTGGTGGACTTCAATTACTGGAAATTTACAAAACCGGCGACCTGGTTTACCCGCTTCAGGATGCTCCATTTATTCTCGATGTTAAGCTTGGTAAACATACGTTTAAAACTGTACAAGAATTCCTAGAAGATATCGTTGACCAAGTTGAACATGCGTCAGAACAAGCCGCTAAGAACGGTATGCAACAAAAAGTGGATATGAGTTTCTGGGATGATTTCCTTGAGCAAGTCTATCTCGAAAATCATAATTCTTACTATAAATAAGTAGATAAATAACTCTTAACTTGAGGTAAATATGAAAAAATTAGTAATTGGTTTATTCGCAGTAATGATGGCATTCTCTGTTGGTGCTACCACAGGTCCAGGAGCTGGTGGTAACCAGTCTTCTGCACCTTCCAACGGTTCGGTAAATGCATCACATTCTCAGGGTATTGAGAACATTAAATCAAGCTATATTAATAGCACAGCAGGACAAGCAACTGAAGCATGGTCAAAGGGCAGAGTAGTTACTCGCTCCGTATTCTGTGATATGCCTAATTATGTTGCTAAGTGCGATAAGTAAATGTGGGGACCTTCGGGTCCCTTTAGGGGGTTAAAATATTTTTAAAAAGTAGTGTACATGCTTTTAGGATATGTTATTATAGACCTATCGAAACAAGAGGAGAATAAAATGTTCAACGTTCAAATCAAAAAAGGTATCTATCGTAATAACGAAATCTCTGGTTCTTATGTTGCCACAAAGACATGGTTCCCGGCAAAGCTTAATCCTGAATGTTCCCACTTAGGTGATGGTAAAATTTTCGTTATGATTGATGGTTCTGAACGTGGAGTATGGGTCTTCAAATCAGACATCGTAATGGAAGGAGTTGAGTCATCACCAGTTGCAGTTGTTGAAAGCACTGAAGATATGAAAACTCGTATCAACAAACGCTTTAAAGTAATGAACATGATGACGAATGGCATTATCGATGGCAAAATTCGTTCACTCATTATTTCAGGTGCAGCTGGTATTGGTAAGACGTATTCTCTGGATAAAGCACTTAATAATGCTAATGATAATGGTTTCATCAAATACAAAAGCATTAATGGTAAAATCTCTGGTATTGGCCTTTACGAACAACTTTGGCTCAACCGTGATGCAGACAGCGTTCTCTTAATCGACGACGTTGACGTATTCTCAGATATGGACATCCTGAACCTTCTTAAAGCCGCATTAGATACCGGCGATAAACGCAAAGTTTGCTGGAGCACTGCATCATCTTATCTTGATGATAAGGGTATCGATAAAGAATTTGAGTTTGAAGGTACTATCGTTTTCATTACAAACGTTGATATCGATAAAGAGTTAGAACGCGGTTCGAAACTTGCTCCACACCTTCAAGCTTTAGTATCTCGTTCAGTGTATCTCGATCTTGGAGTACACTCTAATGAAGAGATTATGGTTCGAGTTGAAGATGTAATATTATCTACTGACATGATGCAGAAACGTGGTCTGACTGATGCTGAAACGTATAAAGCATTGTCCTGGATGAAGGCTAACGTATCTCGTCTTCGCAATGTATCATTACGTACGGCTCTTTATGTAGCAGATTTTATTTCAACTGATAAAGATGGTTGGGAAGAAATCTCGGAAGTTACTTTACTGAAATAAGCTTATAGGAAGTTCTGAGGTAACAAAAGCCATAAAGATGAATAATCATATGGCTTACCTAAAAGAAGGACACCAGGAACCTACTGAGGGCATAGAAATATTTAAAAATAATGTTGTACAAATCAAAGAGGATATGTTATGGATTTTATGCAAAAAATTAAAGCAGCAGTAGAACTGTATGCTCATCGTATGGTTAGTTCTACGATGCAATATAGCGAGGAGGTTCGCCAGGACTCTTCCTTGAAAGGAAAAACTAAAGCCTTAATTACCTTAGATCATTTGCAAAAGAATGCCATAGAGATGCTCCAGTACGACAAGAGTGTATATAAGAAAGAACAGGAAGAGAAACTTAAATCTGAAAAATTACAAAAAATCCCGAAGTCTGTTTGGTTCAGTGGAAAAAATACCGAAAAAAGTTTCTTTTAGTTGTTTACAAGGTCTATGGTTATGTTATTATAGACCTATCAACTACTGGAGGTAAAACATGAACGCTAAAGATATTTTCAACCTGGTAAATTATAACGACGGTAAATTTAAATCTGAAGCACAAAGCAAGTTCTTTAATGACGTTGCTTATGGTAACGAGATTACCGTGGACGGAGGTCAGATTTTCAAATCTCGCTGGAATTGGATTGTTATCATCGATTCAGTTGGAATTGTGGAAGTCTACAAAAACACTAACAAAAAACGTACATTATTCTGGTCTCGTGAAACCAACGAGCAGTACAAAAAGGATAAAGCATCTCGTTTATCCAAAGTAACCCAGGAAGATATCGAGTTTATCAAGAAAGATATCGAGATGTACGAAAATTTAATTGCTGAAGACCAGGCAGTACTCGATAAGTTTGATGAAATTAAAGCTTCTCGTGAAATCCCTGACTTCATGAAAGAAACAGTAAATGAACGATACGCTCTCACTTCAGAACGTATTGCAAACTACACAAAACAGAAAGCAGAACGTATTAGTACTCTTCGGAAATTTGAAGAACGTTTAAAGACGGTTCACGCATAAACGCTTTACCCAAGGACGGGTTATAATGGTTTTGAGTTCCAATTCAATCTGAGGAAATAGTTATGAGCATTACATCTGATGCGGTAAAACATGAAATTAACGGTTTATGTGCTTCACAGATTAAAGTGTGGTTTAAAGACCATAACGATCGCAGAGCACTTAATTATGAGCAAATTGCTATCCAAGTTCATCAATTACTGACTAGTAAATTTGATTTTCATATGCCGTCTGAAATCTATACTAATCTGCCACGAGCACTTATTAAAGCGTGTAAAGGTTATGGAAAATCAATGGCTGATGGAATCTTCAGCGCGCTGAATAAACTTAACGTTCTGTCGATGATTAACTCTAACAACATCCTGCGTAATCTAGGACGTACTGACTTGTTCGGTCGTGAACAGTGTAAAATGCCTTTGAAATGGATTGTTGCTCATCTTAACGAGAACCAAACACGTTTTATGGCCGTAACAGCACGTTTACAAATGGGCCTAGATCGTCAGATGAACTTTAAAACTCATCCATGTTATTCAGGTTCAACAGACTTTTATAAATGTGAGCTTCAAAAGGTTGGTGGCAAAACTGTCCTAGTAGTTCGTGTAACGTTTGAAGGACGACGTCAAGGATATTTTGACATAATCGGCTCTGGACTTAAACATTGCGGATTTATCGACGAAGTTGATATCAAGCGAGACGGCATTGGATACCGTATTGGATATGTTTGTACTCTTAAAGAAGAGATTTCAGGACCAGCACCAGGACTAAAAGACGTTAGATATAAAGACGAGCTCGTCGAAGAAATAAAAGAAGTTGAATATGATATCAACCAAGAAGATGCTCTTAAAGACCTTATTGATGAACTGAACCAAGACGTTATTCCGGTTCAGAAATTTGAATCAAAACATGCTGAGCAAATCAAATACTTTGAAGCTTTGATTAATGAACTTAATGTAACTATTCAACAGACTGACGATGAAATCTCACGATTAGCAGGCTTAAACGGTAAAAATAAAACAGAACGAGCTAATCTTATTCAAGTAGTAAAACTTCTTAAGGAATGATGTACAACCAAGGACGGTTGGAGTATAATAAATTTTTCAACATGAGGAATATAAAATGGCTTTTATTACACGTAGAGAACTTATTAAAGAATTTACCTCGAACGCATATACTCCAGGACCTAATCCTATCCGTATGCCTGTAAAGACTCCTGAAGAGATTGAGGAAATCTGTTCATATTATGGGATTAATTCTCGTAAGTTTACTCAATTTGAATGCGTTACTAACACACCCGTTAAAGAGTTCATTAAAAATGGTGAGTTCAGTCGTTTACTGGCCAAACAGAAACTTCGTAATTTTTGTATTGGCGGTGAAGGACAATATTTCGCTAAGCAGTTCCGGAATAACCTTAACAATCTGATGGCCATTGCTTCTCGTATTCGTCCTCAAGCAATTAACATGAAACATTTGAAATATACTTACGATAAGTTAGAAATCATGGTTATCAGTGAGAATGAGTTCACTCTTACGTATAAACCTAAGAATGATAACGTTGCTCGTGTATTCCACCAAGCGTTGGAAGTTTTAGGTGATAATATCCACCAGATTAAAGCAATTTATTCTCGTGAGCTTAATATTATCAACCCTATCAAGAATAAGGGCCATATCGCTATCCAGGCTCGTGTATCTATTGGTAAAAAGGTTCCTGCACCATGGTGGCACAAAGACTCTGAATACTATCAAAATCTTAAAAAGGAAAATGCATTGTTTGAAGGTAATATTACAGCAACACCAGTCGGTAATGCAGAGGTTCTAGGCGCATATTCTCCAGCACAATCTGGTATGTTTAAAGGTTTGCCAAATGTGTGCAAACTGTCGGCAGCAAAACTAAATGTTTCTAATGACCTTCTTCCGGCTGAAGATTATCATTACAATCAAATCAAGGCTACTGTAGACCAACTGTCTGTTGAACTTGATAAGGCACAAGCTAAGCTTCGTGATGCTCAACAGGTGGTGACCAATCTCCAGTTGCAGTACTCTAAACTTTTTAACGCAATGAATGCATTAAAATCATAAATCAGTTTACAACCAAGGATGGTTGGAGTATAATGAATCTATCTTAACGAGAGGAAAATATTATGACACGTTCACATTACATTGAATACTTTGCCGGTCTTATCGCTAACGTCCATGCTCAGCGCGCTACTGGTGCACTAGGATTTGATGTTCCACACCGAGATGTAGTAAGTAGTATTCTTCGCGATTTTGGTACATACACAGGCCAAGAAAATCATATCTGTAAAGATACTCAGAATGCGTATTCTCATTCATTAGGGACACTGCTTCAATGGTTCAAACGTTCTCGTTTATTATCTTCTACTGTAGCTCGTGATAACATCAAAAACTTTATGAAGCCGAGCTTTATTAAATCTGTGACATCTAAAACCGATTTGGTTGAATTCACTATTGTTAATGATGTTAAAAAGACTCATTTGGCTGATTGGTTATCTACCATTCCTGAAACTAAATTTGCTGATAAATTTGCTTGTGAATTCAATAACCAAGTGAATATGCTTTTTAAACATTCATGTAAATTATTCACAGGCGGCGATGATCGTACAAATAAAGTTCATGTTAAAGATTGGGTTACTGCAGTATTCAAACCAACTGGTAATGGTAACGCATCATTGTCAATTGATATCCAGGTTCCTTATTACTACTCACGTAATCTCGGTACCATGAAAGCTGAAGAAATTAAGAAGCACAATAAAACAGTTCGTTCGCTGTCTTATAAACTTCGCATGATGTTAAGAATCATGGACGTGGTAGAAATGCACAGTGAAACCGAAGATAACGGTTCGATGTTATTCAGTTCTCGCATTCAAATTAAGTTGAAGAACCCTAATACATATAAACCTAAGCCTATTAAAGAGCCTAAAGCAGAAAAAGTTGATAACTTAAGAGAAGAACGCGAATATCTCAAATCTCGTCTGAAAGAAGTCGAAGCCCGGATTGCGGAACAAACTAAATCGTTAAAAGCTCTAAATGCGAAAGCGGATGGTTTACGAAATGCCATTGAGGTGTTATAATGAAACTACGTCTTTTAGAGGATATTGATATGAGCACTAATCATGGCTTGGTTAAGTTTATTGACGATAGTTCAAAGATTGAATTTGTTCAGCGAGATAAAATCCACGGTGAAGAAGAGTTCGTTCCTCCGGCATGGAACGAAATAATGAAAATGGTTGAACGACGTGAAAATGCTGCCAAATCGGCAGCAAAACACCCATGCCCAGAATGTGGAACTATCCAAGTCCAACTGGTTAACTGGACCACTGATAACTTGAAATTGAAATGCCGTAAATGCTTCCACAAATTTGAGAGAACATTATAATGAGATATAGCCTTCGTTGTTTTATTGCAGCTTTAGTTTTTGCCATTGTTCCATTCATTTGGAACAGTCAGAATACTTATATGGAAACTAAAGTAATTCCTGTGGAGGTAGTGGAATTAATCTCAGGACAATCTACAGGAAAATATTCTAAATTAGAATTTATTGCAGTTTATAAAGATGAGCAAGGACGAGTTTTTGACAGGCGTGTATCACCGTCGTTTTATACGCTTCTGAATAAAGGTGATACGATAGCTATAGAAATTCGTGAGATGGATATCAAACAAACTACTAAAGATAACTTGATTTGGTTCTTTGGTACAGTGTTGTTGGTTTCTATCTGTATCACAGGTTTTATTACATGTATTGTATTTGGCGTTGCATATTTAATCGATGAAAGGAAAAATAATGTTTAAAGTGTACGGGTATGACTCTACTATTCATAAATGCATTTATTGTGATAATGCGAAACGATTGTTGACTGTTAAGAAACAGCCATTCGAATTCATTAATGTTATGCCAGAAAAAGGTGTGTTCGACGATGAAAAAATTACTGAGCTTCTGGTTAAGCTTGGACGTGAATCACAAGTCGGATTGACTATGCCTCAAGTGTTTGCTCCTGATGGAACTTCGATCGGTGGCTTTGACCAACTACGAGAATATTTTAAATGACATATTCATTAAATCTTAAAGATTTCCAAGATGTATACGAAGTTTGTGCCAATGAACTTGGTCCTGATGCTCCAACTATTATTGAAGTTTTAAATGTGCTCCCTTCATCATTAGCTTACGAAGCCAAATCATGGGGTTGGAACGACACTGTCGTTCGTGATGACCTTTACGTCCTGATGAACGATATGATGGTTAAAAAGGCAGAACCGGTTTCACCAATGGTTACCATTACCGTTGAAGAATATAATCGCCTGCAAGCCATTGAAGAGCTTCTGTGGAACATTGAATGTGACCTTCCGTCAGGGCTAGAATCCTGGGTTGATTATGAAGAGCTCAATAAACTCCGGGGTTAAACCGTGGTATTCTGCTCGATGGGAGACTGTCGAGCCAGACGTCGAAACAGTTTACAACGACGAAGAAACATGTTATGATGAACCTTCAATAAATGAATTAATTGATATGGAGATGGGAAGAGATTATTATGCAAGTTAAATTATTGTACCGTTTATTAAAAAATGGCAAGCATGATTGGTATTTGCTTATTAAAACCGATCCGAATTTTTTCTCTGGACAACCATTTACCGTTCGTCCTACTAAACGTCAGCTTCGCAAAGCTAAACATTCTCATCGTAACTTTTATAGAGAATATTGATATGAATATTTCTGAAACTCGCGGTAAATGGTTCAAGATTGTTAAAGAAGATGAAGAACTACAAGTCAAGTTTCCTGAATTAAAGAAAGGAACAATCATCAAGGTAATTGGTACTACCACCGAAGATGGTTATGGCGACCATGGCATTATCGAAGTGATGTTGAACACAGGTGAGAAACTTTGCATCTATGACCGTGATACTTCTCTTTGGTGTTTCTGGGAATCCCATTCAATAGATGAACTCGAAGAAATTGACCAAGTAGTTTGTGTTGGCGAATTCGAAGGTGAACGTATTTCTTATGCTTTAGCTAAATTAGCTGGTCAAGAAAATAATGACGGTTATGAAGGTAATCTGATGCAAGCCGCAGCGGAATACATTGAATATTTAGAAAGACGTTTAAGTTAAGGGCTTATTATGAAAACTGCATTATTTTTTTGGCGAAAGAACAAACGGGCAAAAATCTTGGAAATTTGTTATGATTGGGGCCCCAAACAATCCAAATATGAGGACTTCAATTATTTCAGAAACTCGTCCTACTAAAAGAATGATTCGTCAGTATAAGCGTTTCCATCGAGACTTTTATAACGTTTACTAAATTATAAATACCCTTATCTATTTAAGGTAAGGGTTTATCATGTTATTATCAGGCGCAAAATACAAAGAAGAAAAACAAAAATTTTATGATGCACAGAACGGTAAGTGTCCTATTTGCCACCGTGAATTAGACCCTGATGTTCAAGGTAACCATCTTGACCACGACCACGAATTAAACGGGCCAAAAGCAGGTAGAGTTCGTGGATTACTCTGTAATCTGTGCAATGCAGCAGAAGGTCAAATGAAGCATAAGTTCAACCGTTCTGGTCTTAAAGGTCAAAACGTTGATTACCTCGAATGGCTTGAAGCTCTTCTTGCTTATTTGAAACAAGATTATTCTGATAATAATATCCATCCTAATTTTGTTCCAGACAAAACTAAAGAGTTCTCAAGACTAGGTAAAGAGGAAATGATGACTGAGATGCTTCAAAGAGGATTTGAATATAATGAATCTGATACTAAAACACAATTAATAGCTTCATTCAAAAAGCAGCTTAGAAAGAGTTTAAAATGAAAATTGAAAAAGAAATTGAAGGATTAATTTATAAAACTAATAAAGATCTTTTGAACGAGAATGCTAATAAAGATTCTCGTGTTTTTCCAACTCAACGGGACCTTATGGCTGGTATTGTGTCTAAGCACATTGCCAAAAATATGGTCCCGTCTTTTATTATGAATGCGCATGAAAGTGGAATTATCCACATGCATGATATTGATTATTCTCCTGCTCTTCCGTTTACTAATTGTTGTTTAGTCGATTTAAAGGGGATGCTTGAGAACGGATTTAAATTAGGCAATGCTCAAATTGAAACGCCTAAATCGATTGGTGTTGCTACTGCAATTATGGCGCAAATTACTGCACAGGTTGCTTCCCACCAATATGGCGGAACGACTTTTGCTAATGTAGATAAAGTACTTTCTCCTTATGTTAAACGCACCTATGCAAAACATATTGAGGATGCAGAAAAATGGCAAATCGCTGATGCGTTGAATTATGCTCAGTCTAAAACAGAAAAAGACGTATACGATGCATTCCAAGCTTATGAATATGAAGTAAATACTCTTTTTAGTTCAAACGGGCAAACTCCTTTTGTTACTATAACATTTGGAACAGGAACTGATTGGACTGAACGAATGATTCAGAAGGCAATTCTTAAAAACCGCATTAAAGGTCTTGGCCGTGATGGAATAACTCCTATTTTCCCTAAGCTTGTTATGTTTGTTGAAGAAGGTGTTAATCTTTATAAAAACGATCCGAACTATGATATTAAACAGCTTGCGTTAGAATGTGCAAGCAAAAGAATGTATCCTGACATTATTTCGGTTAAGAATAATAAAGCTATTACCGGCTCATCTATTCCTGTTTCTCCAATGGGTTGTCGTAGTTTCTTGAGCGTATGGAAAGATTCAACCGGTAATGAAATTCTTGATGGACGTAATAATCTTGGTGTTGTAACACTGAATCTTCCTCGTATTGCGTTGGATTCTTATATTGGAACACAGTTCAATGAACAGAAATTTATCGAATTGTTCAATGAACGAATGGATTTATGTTTTGAAGCTTTGATGTGTAGAATTAGTTCCTTAAAAGGAGTTAAAGCGACTGTTGCTCCTATTCTTTACCAAGAAGGTGCATTCGGGGTTCGTCTTAAACCTGACGACGATATAATTGAGTTATTTAAAAACGGTAGAAGTTCAGTGTCTTTAGGATACATTGGTATTCATGAATTGAATATTCTTGTTGGTCGTGATATTGGGCAAGAAATTTTAACTAAAATGAATGCTCATCTTAAACAGTGGACTGAAAGAACTGGATTTGCTTTTAGTTTATATTCTACTCCTGCTGAAAACCTTTGTTATCGCTTCTGTAAACTTGATACAGAAAAATATGGAAGTGTAAAAGATGTTACCGATAAAGGATGGTACACTAACAGTTTCCATGTTTCAGTAGAAGAAAATATTACTCCGTTTGAAAAGATTTCTCGCGAAGCCCCATATCATTTCATTGCGACAGGTGGTCACATTTCTTATGTTGAACTTCCTGATATGAAAAATAACTTAAAGGGTCTTGAGGCCGTCTGGGATTATGCTGCACAACATTTAGATTATTTTGGTGTTAATATGCCAGTAGATAAATGTTTTACATGTGGAAGTACTCATGAAATGACTCCTACTGAAAACGGATTTGTTTGTTCTATTTGTGGAGAAACTGATCCTAAAAAGATGAATACCATAAGAAGAACATGTGGTTATTTGGGAAATCCGAACGAGCGCGGATTTAATCTTGGCAAAAATAAAGAAATCATGCATAGGGTTAAACACCAATGAATTATGATAGATTTTATCCTTGCGATTTTGTGAATGGCCCTGGTTGCAGGGTCGTTCTTTTCGTTACGGGTTGTTTGCATAAATGCGAAGGGTGTTATAATAAATCAACATGGAATGCTAGAAATGGTATTCCATTCACTGGTGAAACACTAGAACAATTGATTGAATGTTTGAATAATGATTATATAGAAGGATTAACTATAACCGGAGGAGACCCTCTCTATCCTGATAACCGAGATGTTATTCATCGCATTGCTCAAACAGTAAAAAATCTTTATCCCAATAAAAGCATTTGGTTGTGGACAGGATATAAGTTTGAAGATATTAAACAACTAGAAATGCTTAAATATGTTGATGTTATTATTGATGGGAAGTATGAGAAAAATCTTCCGACCAAAAAGCTGTGGCGAGGATCAGATAATCAGCGACTTTGGTCAAATACCGATGGGGTGTGGAAACATGATTAAATTGAATTATATTATGGATACTATAAATGATATGATTTTTCATTTTGGTCCAGAATTTTATTCACAGTATAGTTTAGTACTTATCAATGCTTGGTTAATCAATTAAGGGTAAAATATGTATAAATTTCGTAAAGGTTTAGCTGATTTTCTTACAACTGTAACATTCTTTCTGTTTATGGCAGTTGGAGCTATTTTCCTTATTCCTTTTATTGCTATATTTTTCGTGATTAGCTTAATTTCTCCAGAAAAAGGCTTATCTTCTAGCGAGTTCAATGCGCGTCTGGATAAAATTACTAACAAACTGAATGCTGCTCTCAGTAAGGAATAGTTGTGAAACAAAATAAGATTGAAGTCTATGGAATTCCAGATGAAGTAGGTCGTTGTCCTGGATGTCAATCAGTTACAAAACTTCTAAAGGAGCTCAATGCTCCTTTTACTTTCTATAAAGTTCTTACAAATAATGGTAAGATTGAGTATGATCGTCCACTGATTGTATCTCTTGCTAAACGCGCCGGATTCACATCTCTTAACATTCGTTATCCAGTCATTTTCATCAATGATTCTAGACAAAAGAACATTAAACACTTCAAAGAAACTCTCATTTCACTTGGATATGATAGAGATATCATAGAAGACTAAGGCGGGCCCTCTGGGCCTTTCTTTCTTACATTCTGTATATTTACCATTCTAAGCTATCGTTCCCTTCTTATCATTCCCTAAAATAATTTTCACAAAGTTGTTTACAACAAGTTCAAACCGTGGTATTATTAACATATGAATTACCTTTGAGGAATTGATATGGTTATGGTTGATAAAGAAATTAAAAAGGGACAGTATTATCTCATTAATGGTAATGCTGTTCGTGTTACTCATGTAAATAGTTTTGAAGTTTGCTATATTATACTCAAGTTACATAAACGCATGATTTGCGATCGTGCTGTATTTAGTTCAGTTGCGAAGGAAATTAAACTCCATGGGTAAAACGTATCGTCGTAAAGACTTAAAAGTGCGTGATTATGACTATTTTGGAAAGCGTAAAGCTCCAGACGGTGTAAGTCATAAAGATATGGTTGAAAACATTTTTCGCTCAGATAAATGGCGTAGAATGAAAGGTATTGATTCAGAAGTTAAAGATGAGCTAAATCGCCAATTACGTGGTGAAGTAAGAAAGTTGAAAAAATCAGTTTACATTGACGATGATTTTGATTATAATACTTCTCAACGAGTTGCTAAACGTAAATCAAACGAGTGTTATCGTTATAGCTGAGGAAATTATGAATATCAAACGAATGCTTTTTAAGCAAGGGCTATACACTTTAAATGTTACTCCAAAAGGTGATACAACTAAGTGGTCAGTAAATGACTGGATTAAATTCATTGATGAAAACGGTAATTGGAAAATTTAAATGAATCCTGAATCTATGTTATCGCAAAAGCTTCGTGAAGAACGCGCCAAATTTTTCCAGAACATGAAACACAATGGTATTGAGGACGAAGTTTTTCTAAATTGGTTCTGGAATAATAAGTACACAGCATGCGAAGGAGCTTTGTCATTGTCAGTCGCAATGATGTACGAAGGCTGGAAGGGTGCCAAAAAGTTTAGCTAAGGGCTTCGGCCCTTTTTGGATAATAAAATTTTAACGCAATTGAGGATAATGTATGACTATTCAAATTAAAAACGCCATCAATTCTTACGCATATGATAAAGTAGTTTCTTTGCTAGAAAAAGGCGATATTGTAACTCCTCAAATTTTGGATAAATGGGAAAAAGAGCTTCATCAAATGATGAAACAGAATGATCAGAAGATTGGACGCAATACTGTCCGTGAATTGTTGGTTCAATATATCTTGTCAGAATTTGATGTTAAAGCTTTTGGTGTAGAATCTAAAGCTTATCAAAAGCATGAAATTTCCGATAAAACTATTCGTCGCATGAAAAATCAACGCAAGAAAAAATTTGCAGACCTGAAAATTACTAAGGTATAATTATGAACGAAGCTCTTATTAACGATTTGCGTCTTGCCGGATATGAAGTAAATACAAACGGCAATGGTTTAACTCAAATTGAAGGAAATGGATTCATCCTTGAGTATGAATTTAGCCAATGGTGGTTATATGCCAATTACGGCGAATTGATTGAATATGTTGACCAATTTGATTCACTAGATGCAGCTCTTGGAGCGGCTAAGTTGATGAATGTATGAAATTTATTAATATTTCTATTACTATTGAAAATTATGGCATTTTCTATGTTGACCAATACATGAAAATTTCATTTTTCCCAAATAAGACTGGTGTTGGATATTGGGAAAGCCATGTTTCTGAATTAAATGAAAGTGAATATGTTAGTACACATGAAAAGTTTTTAGACTTTTTATATCATGCTGATCTAACTAGTCATTATATAGATATTCATGAATTTAAAAAGATGATGGAGAAAGTATTCCAAGCATACTGTTTACTTAGATAACTGATATCCTCTATGCTTTAAGATAGATCTTCAAATATTATGATATAATAGACCTATGAATTGAGCCAAGAGGTACTTATGACTGAACAAAAACCTAAAAATAACTATGTGAATAATAAAGAGCTTCTCGCCGCGATAATCGAGTGGAAAAAGGAGCTCTTAAATAATAAAGACCCAAACAAAATTATTCGTCAGAATGATACCATCGGTTTAGCAATTATGCTTATCGCCGAAGGCCTGTCCAAACGTTTCAACTTTTCAGGATATACCCAGTCTTGGAAGCAGGAGATGATTGCAGATGGGATTGAAGCCTCTATTAAGGGACTTCATAATTTCGACGAAACTAAGTACAATAACCCACATGCATACATAACTCGAGCTTGTTTTAATGCTTTTGTCCAACGTATCAAAAAAGAACGTAAGGAAGTTGCAAAGAAATATAGTTACTTCGTTCATAATGTCTACGACAGTCATGACGATGATATGGTAGCGTTGGTAGATGAAACGTTTATTCAAGACATCTACGATAAAATGACGCATTATGAAGAATCCGCTTATAAAGCTCCTGGGGCTGAAAAGAAGGAAGTTGTTAGCGATTCGCCTAGTTTGGATTTTTTATATGAGGATGACAATTGACATCTCTAACTACTTAGAAGAACCTTTTGACGAAGCAATCCCTTATTTGGTAAAACTGTTGGGTCGAGAATTTAAAATTAATTTTGACATCGACCCTTTGAACCCACATGACGTGTCATTTTCGATAAATGGGACTCCAGTTGAGTACGAGTTCTGTATTGAAGAGGACGGGCGTTTTTATTTTAATTTAATGAGATAATATGACTACCGAGATTATTGAAAATAAAGAAGCAGAAGATGCAGTAGCTAAAATGCTACAAGAAATACAAAAGAAAAATGAAGCTGAAGCACGTAAAAAATCCGAAAAGATTCTTAAAAAGAACCGTTTTGAACTAAACCGTCTTTATGCTCATGCTCAAGAAGCAGCAATTCAAAACAACTTCGAAGCTTACGAATATGCTATTAAGAAATCTCGGGATATTCTACGACAACCATATAATGACAAGTTAATTAAAATCCAGTGGGTTACTACTCGTCAGGCTATTGAGGACATTATTAATGGCGCTAGTTCAAACAAAGTTTAAACGTCTGAAACTGAACGCAGGGTTCACCCTTAAATTGGGAGGTCCTCTTTGTGTTAAAATTTCTGAAAAGGAATATCACGACGGTTCTATTACAGAAATTTGTCCGCCTATTGTAAAGGCAGACCCAAAACAACTCGTGTGGGTCGATTCATTTCAAGTTAAGAAATGGTGGAAACGATGAGAGAAATTGATTTAGGCATTTTCTGAGAGGTGCTTATGCATGACGAACATCCCGACTTCTGAAAATTTCGATAAAATCCGTAAAGGCAAAGCAGAAAGAATGAGACGTTTTAAAGAGTCTTATGATAAAGCTAAAGCCGAAGGAACTATTACGTACAAGCCCATTCGATTTAAAAGTTCAAATGAGCCTTTGTACGGTGTACTATGTGGATAGGAACTCTTCGGAGTTCCTTTTTTGCTTTATAAACGGATGATAGAATGAATTAACTAATGAGGAAATAATATGAAAATTTTGCACTTAGGCGACTTCCATATTGGAGTCAAACAAGACGACCCATGGGTTCAAGATATTCAACGTGATGGTATTCGTCAAGCAATTGAATACTCTAAGAAACACGGGATTAAAACTTGGATTCAGTGCGGTGATTGGTTTGACGTCCGTAAAGCAATAACACATCGTACGATGG